TGACACCCGTACTGCCAGCCCCGCCAGTCGAGCCTGTACCGCCCGTCACGCCTGTGTTGCCTGTCGCTGCGCCGACGGGTCCTCGGGGACCTGTCGCGCCACGGGTGCCATCGGTGCCTTTGATGCCACGAGGTCCTGGCAAACCCGTTGCTCCTGTAGGCCCCGTGCGGATGTTGGGGTACACAACGACGGGATTGCCGTTCTCGTCAGTCGGGTTGACACCGAGCTGGCGACGTATTCGTTTTCGTCCCGGGTCCAGAGCCACGAGTTACCTCCTAGACCAGCTCAACGGTCAGGTTGCCCTCAACCGGCAACTCCCACTTCTGAGTAGGGATGTTCCCTGCGTTCAGATTCAGGTACTGCGCGTACGTGGAGCTGATCGTGGACCCGACGATCACTCCGCTCGCGAACGTCACATCGTACGAACCTGTTTCGTAGTCGATCGTGTTGTTGCCACCGGCGTAGACATCCCCGATCAGACCCCCGTTGCCGTCATCGATGACGACCTGTGCACCATCCGACAACGCGAAGGTGCCGGGCACAACCGGAGCGTGCTCGATCTTGCCTCTGAAGCGCGAAGCTGTCAATGCAACCACAAGTTCGGCGGCGCCCCGCTGGTGCTGCTTCAGGTAGCGGCCCGTGATGATGACGTTGTAGGCCGACGAGACCGGGGACGCAAACGTCACGCTCACTGCACCGGTCTCGTAGTCTACGGTACCAATGCCCGACCCAGTCAGGTTGCCCTCGCCATCGTCAGTCAGGATCTGGGAACCGGCCTTGACCACGATGGTCCCTTCGAGAAGCGGCAAGACGTCGAAGGTGCCCGAGAAGGCCATGGTCACGTCGTCACCCGTGGCAATGATCTTCTCCTGGAGAATGCCCGCCTTGATCCAGTCGATAAGACCGTAGTCCACACCCGTGGCGTTCTGCACAGCGCGGTAGAGATGCGCCAGCTTGAACTCGCGGCCGGGCTGAATGTTCACCGACTTGAATAAATCGGACACCGCCTGCTGGATCGCGGCTTCGACATCAGCCCGCGCAAAGTTCGAGAGTGCGGCCGCTCGAACGTAGATGTCCATGTAGAGGTTAATGCCGTCCTGCACCACAGTGTCAACCGAGATGATCCTGACTGCTCCGGCGTCGTTGTTGTCGAAGTAGTCCTGAACCGCCTGCTTGAGACCAGACGATGGCGCGGCCGGGACACCCTGCTGGTCACGAGACCAGAGATACAGATCGACTGTGTTCAGCTCGGGGATCTCTTGGCGCAGCGCTGCCTTCGCGTAAGCAACACCGCCATACGTTGGGTCGTTGAATCGTGTGGCCAAGGTATCGAAGTCCGCCTCGGTCACCGCTCGGCCGTTGGTCTTGACCCACTGCGGAGCCCAATACTTCGCGTGCTCGGTGGTCTCACGATCCTCACCACCGCTGCCACGCTCGTCCGGGTTCGTGACAGTGACATCGACCTCGGTGTCCGGGACGACGCCGTCGAGCAATCCAAAAACCTGCTGGTTGATCTGGTTCAGTGCTATGTTGCCCTGGATGCCACCGCCGATCCTATAGGCCACAGCAATCGTTGCCCCCGCGACAGGGATCTGACCGGAGACGCCATCACCGAACTCGACATAGGCGATGTCATTGCCGTCCTCGTCCACGTCGTAGGAAATCTGGTAGACCTTCGACGTCGCATCCCCGTAGACCAGTGCGTCAACAGCAGTCCACTCCTCACCGTTCACCAGCATGCTGATCGAGTTGTAGATGACCGGCGTGCCCGTGAGCAGGAACCGCTGGAACGAGCTGCCGTCGGAATTGAAGATGTCCGACTTGCTCTCACCCTGGGTAACGATCGCCGTGGCTGATGTCTGCCCGGCCAGGATGGTGGCGCCGTCGAGGAACTCGAAGGTGAGATCCGAGAGCGACTTGATCGGTGTCCCCGCCGGGATCACAACGTCGACCAACTCGGGACCGACGAGTTCCAAGGTGCATTCGACCGAAGCCGCCTGCGGACCCTGGAGGGCATACCCGATCAGCTTGCAGACCCGCACTACGTTCTCGCGGTCCTGAGCCGTTGGGAGGTAGCACTCGTTCGCCTGGTAATCAAGGTAGAACGAGAGGATCGCATACGAGTACGCGACCAGCTCCAGCCAGGCTATGCCCGCCTGGGACTCGTAGAAGTCCTTCCACGTAGTTGGGAACTTGTTCTGGAGGTGCGTTTTCAGCGCCTCCTTGATCGACGGGAAGTCGCGAGCCGTGTAGTCGATCGTTGGGAGTCCCGTGATGTCCTGGTCGCCCATGCTAACCTCCAGTAGTCAGTAATGTCGTCTCACCCACCGCGACCGAGAAGTTCTTGGTCGTTTTCAGCGGGTCCTTCTTGTTGAAGAACGCGATCTGGAACCGGAACTCGTCTTCCTGCTGGACGACGTTGATACCTTCGATCCCGATCCTGTCGTCCCAAGTCTCTATCGCGCTCACAATTTCCTGCACGATCTCGTTGCGCAGGAACACATCGTTCGGATCGAACGGCTTCTCCTCAAGGTTGGAACCGAAGTCGCGCAGCATGACGCGCTCGCCGCGCCGCGTGAAGAGGATCATCTCGATCGAGGTCTTCAAGATGTGCTCGTCGTTCTTCGGTTCAATGAACGTGGCGAGCGTGCCGTCCCAGGGAAATGCCTGGCCGCGCCATTGAAAGCTCATGTTATGCTCCCCTCACTTTGGATCTTCGCTGCGCTCCAAGGAGGTCCTCGATTCGTGAAGATACCTGGCGCCCAAAGACAAAGACACCGGGTCGGTCACCCTTGCGGCAATTGCACTTGTTGCACAATAGCACAGCATTGCCTGCTTCGAGCCGCCCGCCCTTAGCCATAGGCATTTCTATACTCTCACTGCCTGCGTTCTATACCGTATAAGTCGAAGCCGCCGTCGGGTGTACCGCGCCCATGAATACTAGAGCCCTTGAACGTGTTCGCACCGCTGGCCGCGTACAAGCTGCTGCCCTGTGACTCCAGCTTGATCTCTTCCTCGGCCTCGACCTCGAAGCGCTTGCACTTGATCTTGACCTTCTCGTCTGACTCCAACTCGATGTTCTTCTCGGCTTTGACCTTCACCATCCAGTCGCCCTTGGCCTCGACGCGGATGGTAGGCCTGTCGTTCGGGGCCTGTCCTACTGAGTCGAACTCGATGATGGCCTTCTCTTCGTCGTCCTGCCACCAGGCGACCTCGAACCGATCCTCCTTCAGTATGCGAAAGCGGAAGCGCTTATCGAACGGAGAGATATACCCGATGATGTCGGGGTACCGTGCGCTCGATCGCTCGTCCTCCTGCATGAAGTCATTGAGTTCAGTGTCACCCTTCTCGCCGCCGTACCAACCCCCAAAGTAGATTGGGTAGTCTGGGCTTCCGCCCTCGAATATCACATAGACCCACGAGTCCTCCGGCGGCACACCAAAGAACCCAGCCTTCAACTCCTCGTCATCTGGGTCCTTGAACGCGTGCAGGAAGCACGGGAACGCCCAGGGGAGGTCGTCCTCCCGATCCTCGTAGTCTTCGCCGTGGATCTGCGGGACCCAGACTTTGACACGGCCGAGGAACTTGTTCTCCTCCTCGCGGTCATCGTTCTTCACAACCTTCGCACGCCAGATCCCCATGTAACTGGGCTCTGTGTTCATCGGTTCGTCAGGAAACGGCGTTTCCAGAGGTACATCAGGGTCCATTACTTGCTCCTGCGCATCAGCCAAAGCCGGGTGTAGCTACGCTGCGCCATGGTGTCGATCCAGTGCATCATGCCCGCGACCAAATACTTGCCCGAAGCGAAGTGCGACTCGCCGTCGTCCGAAGTCATCTCCAACTTGATCGCCTTGCCAATCTCGATCCCCGGGCTGATGATCGTCTTCGTGTCAACAATCCACAGCTCGCGGGCTCGGCGTGACCACTCCGCCTTCGTCACGTTCTCCAGGGTGTCCTTCTCCGAGTAGATCGTGTGGCAGAGCCTGGCCGGGTTGTCCGGCGGCGACGGGGTCTGGCTCGCGAGCTTCTTGAGCTGCACGCTACCGTCATCCGCTTTGAAGAACTCGCCCTTCTTCTTGAACGGGTTCACAGCTCGGCACTCGTCCGACCAGGCCCCGTTGGCTGGCAGCCGGATCGGCCGGAAGTGGATGATCGGCGGCTCGATCGGACCGTACCCACCCTCGACTCCAGGGTACTTCAGTGTAGCCTGCGACGAGCCCACGTCCGGCGGCTCGAAGACAAGGGTCTTGCCCTCCTTGATGTAACACAGGTAGTCCTGGCGCGACGCGTTATAGGCCAGCGGCAGCAGCACCTTCTGGATGTAGTGGCCGTCAGGCATGAGCGCCTGTGTCAGATTGAACTTGCCCTTCGTTGACTCGACCTGTGTGTCCAGTTCACTCTCCCCAGCCAGCTCGGTCACGATCTCTGAGATCTTCTTGTCTTTCCAAACCTTCTGCGAGCAGCGCTCGAAGAGCTTCACGCCCTTGTCCATGCCCGTCACGTTCACGAAGACGCATTGCGGGTGATAGTGCGCCTCGACCTCGCCAACGAGCATGGTGTGCGTCGGTGACCAGAGCGACGTGCTGCCGTCCTTGCGGCCGAAGCGGATCTGCACCTCGGTGCCGGGTTCGTAGAGCTGGTCGTAGTAGTTCCACTTCTTGGCTGTGCAATAGACGTAGTACTGTGCACTGCCACGAATAGAGTGGTAGTACAGAAAGTTGAGCAGCCGGGACTCCTCCATCCTGAGGTCCTGGCCGTTCACCTTCATCTCAAACCTGATATACGGAGACGGCATCAGACCACCTCGTCGAGCGCTCCCGCGATTTCGTTGAGCGCCGGGATAACAAGCTGCTGGCCAACGAACATGTCAGTGATCGGGTTGCTGATCCTGTTCGCCCAGGCGATCACCCACCACAACGTCTCGTCGTCGTACCACACCTTTGCGATCAGGTCTATGTGGCCGACGTCCTTCGACGTCACTGTATGGCGGTCCACGTCCTCGGTGTTGAGGCGCGGAGCCCGCCATACACCATATCGGCGTATGCCCGCAATGATCGTCTCGTCGCTGTAGACACGCGTGCGGCGGAAACGATCATGCTCACCGCGATCGATGTGCATGTACCCACTGGCGCGTGAACGATCTGGCATCACTATATCCTATCAAGCCTGAAGCTGTCGGCCGTCGGCAGCGTGTCGTACACGTACTGCAAACTGAAGCTGCACGTCCCGACATATGCCTGTCCGGTACCAGGGTCGTACGGACGCTTCACGCCCGCGCTGCAGGACAAGACCAGCGCCTTCCTGACGAACCAGGTCCCTATCTGGATCTTGATCACCTCGGGTGGCTTCTGGGGAACGTTGGCGTTCGACGCACACTGCCCAAGTGCCTGAAGCCGGTTGATGTAGTCGAGCAAGTCCGCCGGAGTGTCAATCTCTATGCTCGCGCCGACAACCATCGTGAGTTCCAGAGTGACCGGCTCGTCCTTGCCCCCGTGCCAAAGCATGGTGGGGCTGCGGCTCACGTACATGTTTCCAGCTTGCATGACGTTCTGCTGTGCGTAGTTGTTCGTGTGGCTGTAGAGGCTCGGTATCTCTGCAGGCATGAGGAATTTGAACGAGCCAGACCTGCCGGTGATCTTGAGGATCGCGGCACCTGGATCGAGTGATTGCAGAGCCATCCCGACCTCCTACGCCGTCACGGCGCCAAAGTTCGCCAACGTGATCGACTTCGTCTCCTCACCGATCTTCTTCGGCAGTATCGTCAACAGACGGTTGGTCATCTTGTCAATTGCACGCACGATAGGCTCGGATGCCTTCTCAGGTTCTTCACGCGAGACGACATCGGGTTGCGTGTTGAAGACCTCCCTGAGAGCCTCGGACGTCAGGTCGCGGCGCCCCGATTGCAGCTCACCATCACGGTACATGAGCGGCTTGTCCGAGCCGCGTGGCCGTGTGAACTGCATGTACTGCTCGGTCGCGCCCGCCTCCTGCACAGTCATCGGACGGACCTCTCCAGCAACACCCTCTCCCTGTACGTTGACGCCAGGAATCATGCGTGGCTGCGAGGCCTGTATGGCCTGCGCCCCACCCTCGGTGCCGCTGGTTGCAGACGCAGTGTTCGGCTTCTTTCCAGAAGTCCCCACATCAATGCCGAGCCAGTCGAGCACCCACCCGAGCTTCCCGATCAACCAGTCGATGATGCCACCGATCTTGTCAGCAACCCACACGATCTGCTCGCCAACCCAGCCGAGTATTGGTACCAGCACCTTCCCGAGAACACCCGCCAACTTCCCGATCCACTCCATGGTCATCTTCAGCAACGTCGTCAGCGGTGGCAGCACGGCGCGGATTATGTCCATGAAGATCGGCATGAGCTGCTTGATCAGCTGCGTGATCGGTGGCAGAAGTTCCTCGGCCAGCACGACGAACTCTTTCGACAGCTCTGAGATGAACGGGACGAGTTGCATGACTGCGTCGGACATCAGCTGTTGCAGCGGCGCAAGCAGCGGCTCGATCGCCCACATCAGAGTTTGGATAGCAGGTTCGAGCGCCTTCAGCAGGAGCATCGCCGGGCCGAATGCGCCGAGCGCCGACTTCATGATACCGCCGAAGCTGCCGAGGCTCTTGATGATGCCGCCCATCGGCCCTTCCTTTTCACCAGCGCGAGCGAACTCCTGCTTCGGCTTGCTCTTGGTGAGCATCCCGCTGATGAATCCAAGTGGTCCGAAGAGTGCTGTCTTCTTCAGGGTGCTCATGCTGAACATGCGCTTCGGGATCTCGGCCAGCGCCCGAGTGATCGGCCTGGACGAAAACGCATTCGACAAGCCGTCCTTCACACCCTCGGACAGGCGGCGTGGCACCTGCATAAGCACGCCAGCGAAACCCTTGCCTGCGCCGATCAGGTCCTCACCGATGTTCTTGAAGCCACGCTTGAGCGAGCCAAGGAAGCCCATGCCGCTGGCCATCTGCTCAGCAGCCCGAGCCGTCTCGTCCATCTCGACCTTCTGGTACGCCAAGTGGTTCGTGAAGTCCTCGGCAAACTTCGAGGCCTGCGCGTACGACATGTTCAGGTCCCGGGCGATCTGGACAACGCCCTTGTCATAGTCCCCCAGGATCGTGGTCATGTTCTCTGTTGTCAGGTGGTACTTCTTCATCTCAGTCTGCGCTCGCTGGGAAGAGGCAAACAGATCCTGCATGCTTTGGTTGCGAGCAGCCATGGCCTGGTACTCGTCGGCACTCATGCCCCGAAGATCCTGTCGCATGGCACGAAGCGTCCCCATGGCCTCCTTGTACTGCTTGCCACTGATCACACCAGACGAGTATTGGAGCTTGATGGCCTGAGACGCGCTCTCGACAGTGCGCAACTCGTCTGATATGGCCCCAAGCGCCTTCGTCGTCCCAACGATATCCTTGGCAAACACGTTCATCGCACTAGCAAGACCGATGTTGACGCCCTTCATCTTCTGCATGGGGGCCAGGGCGCCTTCGATATGCTCAGCGATCTTGGCACCGGTTATCGTTCGTGTCATGTCTCGGAAGGAGCGCTCGGTCTGCCCGATGCCAGCCTGGGCAGCCTTCACGCCCTTCGGATTGAAGGTCGAGTCGATGACCAAGTTGAGGGCGCGTTCGCTATCGGGCATGGCTACCCCATCTTAGCAAGACCAACCGCCCCGCTGTTCGCGAGGTCCTCGGCATCGTACACGGCCTCTCCGCGTGCACGCTTCCACGCTTTGATGACCGCCTTCATCACCTTCTGCCGCTCAGGCACGGGCAGAAGGTTCGAGACATCGAACTGACAACCACCGTTGATGAACAACCAGATCTGGTCATCCAACGGTCCCGCGCCGTCGTCGTACGCGGGCATTGTTAGACCGAAAGAAGTCGGGCGTGAACTCGAAGAAGACATCGTTCACTCGCCCGCACCCTTCGCATTGCCGTTCCAGCTGTAGGTCCACACCACAGTCCACGTTGATAATGGCTTCGCGGATCGCTTCGGTGTCTCGTGCGTGGAGTCGTTCGACAAACTCACACGCCTCTTCGATGGGATACGGATTGCCGCCCACATTGACGATGTGCTTCGCGATTCGGTACACGTACCCCGGGTTCTCCTCACCTCGGTTCTCGCGCACCTTCTCGTAGTTCTGCACGTCCTGCTCGTCAGCGATCCTGAAGAGGCGCAGACCGAGCTTCTTCTTGCTGATCGGAAGCACGGTCTCGAACGGTTCGCTGAAACCAGGCTCCAACACGTAGATGCCCAGGTCATACGGCACGCGGATTTCGATCTTGATGGGCTTCTGGCAATACTTGCAGCTCGGCATGAACATGTAGTCCGCGCCGTATGTCGCCGTCCTGATCATAAGGAACAGGTAGACGACGTCGCCGACCAAGTACTGCTCGAACGGCATCTTGACCTTGTCCTCCGACCGGATACAGCCGGAGACGATGTCATACATCAGCTGGCCGCTGCGAACCCGCGAAGAGATCAGCATCTTCTCCTCGCGGGTCGACAACGGACGCACATGCAAGACGCCGTCGGGGAGCTTGTCCCCGTACAGCATACCCTTCGATGGCAAGCCCACCTTCATCAGCTCGGAAACCATTACTTCTGCCTGATCCATCACCGTCCCCTTTCCAGGACCCTACGGTCTAACTACGCACCCGACGAACCACCGTCGGCCTCCAGATACATCCGGTCGACTGAGAAGATCCCAGTCACCTGCTTGTAGTCCGTTCGCGTGGCCATCGAGAACTCTCCGTGCTGGATGCTCTGCGGCCAGATGCCAACGAGACGCCACAGGCGGCTGAAGCTGTCCTGGTCGTCCGGTCCGAACATCTTCATCGACATGTCGAACTTGTAGTCACGCGCCAGGCCGACGCCACCCGTCTCGGGGTCGTAGACCTTCTTGCGCCAGCCGTCGAGTGCACCGAGCACGTTCGGGTCAACGTAGTCGACCATGACGAGCGTTGCGTTCTCGAAGGTGACGGCGCCCGCTACCTTACGATCCTCGTTCAAGAACGGGATCACGATCGGCTCGTTCGAGATGTTCGGCACCGAGAACGACAGCACCGACAACTCGACGTCCTCGGCGTTGCCGAGTCCTGCATCCTGTGGCATCACGAGCTTGAAGTTGAACGGACGCTGCGGCTCGAATTTGCCGTTCGCTTCAGCTACGTGGTCCGCACCCATTACCCTTGCCATCGTCAGCTCCTTCCCTGCCCAGCTGGGTGGGCGTTCCCCGCATGAGGAACGCCCACCCAAAAGAATCCTAGAACTCGTCGAACTCCGCCCCCGTGGGCAGGAGCGTGAACTCGATCTCGATGATCTCGGCCGCCTTCGTCGGCTTGATCAACAGCTTGCCTCGCATCACGTTCTGGTCGATGTAGTACGGCGTGTTGGTCGTTGCGTCACAGACGACCCGGAAGTCGAAGATGCCACGCCGCGTCGCGATGTTACGAAGGAACGGTTCGACCAGCATGCGGAAGCGGAGCCAGGTGATCGAGTCGTTGGGCTCGAAGACGAGGTATCGCACGGCCGTCGCGATCACCTTACGAGCGTACAGGAGCATGCGGCGGACGTTGATGCGATCCAACGCCGTCGGTGCTCGCTGCAACGTCTTCTGGCCCCAGACCGTGATGCCGTCGCGGACGAAGTTCACGAACGGGTTCACGTTGTGGCCGGGGTAGCCATACATGTAGTCGCGCTCGCCCAGCGACGGGGAGTGCTCCAGGTCGAGCCAGCCCGGCCTGTTGCCACGTATGAGACCGGCCGGGGCGAACCACGGCTCTGACACCGAGTCGTTGTACGCCCACGTGCGAGCTGCGGGACCGGACGGCGCGATCCACACGTACTGGTCGTTGTAGGAGTCATAGACCTGCACGTACGACCAGTAGAGCGCTGCGTAGCTGCTGTTGGGCGCTGCCGTCAGGTAGTCGTCGTGACCGGTCAGCTGGCCGTTGTGCCAGTCGACTACCTGTTGGACCGTGAGCCCGGACGGCGGATCGACGATCGCCATGCAGTCCGCTCGGGACTCGCACAGGTCGATCATGGCGCCAATGACGCTCTTCTCCCACCGGCCCGGGCAGAGCAGCATGTTGACGTCAATGAGTTCGTCGTTGCGGAATAGCTGCATGCCCGTTGACGTGTTGCCGATCGTGGTGCCCACGATATCCGAGTCGTCGGCCGCGCCGTCGAGACCACCGGTGAGTGTGGAGGTCCCCTCCTTGAGAGTTGTATACGCTCCCGTGTCGCTGAAGACCACGTACAACGAATTCGCGAACTGTGTCTCGATGTAGTTCGGGCTGCTTGCGTTGGCCGCACCGACCAGGACGCCGTTCTTCTTCTCAACGAGGATGTTGTTGTAGTAAACCGAGACTCGGTAACCAGACCCGACGTCAGCCGCAACCACAACCTTGAGATTGTTGGCCCAGGAACCCGAGCTGGCCGCCTCGATGCCCACGGCGTTCGCGGTGTTGGGCACGTTGCGGATCGCGCCTGACGCCTTGGCATCGTAGCTCGACACGCGCACGAACCAGAGGTTCCGACCGCTGCGCAGGTATTGCTGCGCCGCGTAGAGCGCCGGATGGTCACTCGAAGGCGGACCGAAGGTCTCGGTCAGCGTCCCTTCGTCGGTGATCAGCATACGCTCGTCAGTAGGACCACGAGATGCCGAGCCCACCATTGCACAGATCGTTGACGCCAGCCTCGGCGCGTAGAGTGAGAAATCTATTTCGGTGGTATACACCCCCGGGGAGACTGCTACTGCACACATGAAACTGTCCTTTCTGCCCGAGACCGATAGCTCCCACTATGGAGCCGCCAGAACCATTCTGGCATCTACGATCAGTGGCACTCCTTCACAGTTGCCGCCCCCTATACAGCAGACCCTGAAACTACGCCAAGTCGACTCGTACGTCGTACAATACCCAGATGTCGAGTAGCTCGTCAGTATCAAGCTCGCTCACCGCGACCTGCGCCGACTTCACGGCCTTGACGATCTCGGTCGGCTTCATGATGTACGCCTCGATCTCGAAGGTCAGGGTGTACCGCAGTGACCGCTCACTGCCGTCGCCCGGAACTTCAAGGTCGCTATTGTTCGAGATACCCGTCCACCTGATCGGCCGGTACATGTATCCCCACGGCTCGGGGTGCTTGATGGTCAGGTACGCCATGTCGCCGAGATCCATCGCGCCCAGAACCTGCTTGTAGATCAGGTCGAGGTCGCGGAGGTTCCGCGCCCAGGCGTCGAGCTGGTATGGGATGATGACCGGTGTTGGGAACAACGCGCCCTCCCAACCGTCCACTTGAGCCGAGATCTCCTCGTCCGTGCCTGAGGGCAACGTCCCCAGGGGCAGTGGGAGACGCATGCCGCTACTGTTGACGGCTTGGAGCTTCCTGATCCGGCCCTGGTGCCATCGACGTTCGAGGTCGCCGCGATCCTGCAGCCGTGAGAGCGACATGAAGGGGAGCGGCACGGTCTTCTCGGTGTAGGTTTGGTTGGCCACGTTCCGCTTGTTGAGTACCTTGGCGAGCTGCCCGAAGGCACGCTCCGGCGCGGCAAAGACAGTCGGCACGGCCTTCGCCATCCGCTTGACCTTGTTCAACAGCCAACGGATCATGGCCTTGTCGTAACCGTCGTACCACTCCAACCAGATCTGCATGTCTACGTGACTGCCATACTCTGTCACGCTACACCTCGATCTCGTCGCCCAGCGGAGGTACTAGCTCCAGAACGTCGTAGTGACGCCGACACTCCCGCAGGAGTTTCTCGGCCCACTTGGGCGCCTGGCTGTCAACGATCCATCGCTTCAGCACCGGCATGACGCGCTCCACGGCCCGACGCAGCGTGTACGGGGAGTAGCCAACGTCTCCTGCAATATCCAGAAGACGGAGCCCACTCTGGCCGCGCCTGAGCTTGAGGTCGACCTGTGTCGACTCCCACCAGGCCTGAGCCTTATCGATCGTCATCGGATCGCCTTCGCTACCTCCTCGATGTCCTTCGCGGACTCTCTGCGCTGCTGATCCACTACCGCTTGGGAAAATGCTGTGGCAGGGACTCCATGCGCGACTGAGCCAAACTCGAAGGCACGGCTAACTTGTTCCGGAGTGAGGCCGGACTTCTTCCCGGTCTCCCCGGCTGGCGAGACCACAGACCGCCTGTGCTCTACGCCGCCAACTATGGTGGTGGGTCCCTCTCGGGACTCGAACTCAATTTGCTCTGCGTCATCTACGACCCTCGTCAGCGACTCAGTTTCTTCGCCAACGATCTTGGCCGTCTGCTCGGCGCGGGCGGCTGCTGTGTGCAGACCCACAGTCATTGCCTCGGCCATGCTTTGACTGCGACGAGCATGTACACGAGCGAGCGCATCGCGAGCGTTGCTCGCGAGCTTCTCGAAGTCAAACCGCCCGATTTCTACCTTGCCCTTGAACATCAGCCCCTCGGGTCCATATCCCAGTCAATTGCGATGCCGCTATCCGGCTTGAATCTCTTCGCGCTGATGTCCCAATAGATCGGGATATCAGTGTTGTGGTAACGCTCGTCGCTCCTCTGCGCGTTGAACGCCTCGAACTCGTACTCGTGGAACTTGAAGACGTCACCCATCCCCAGGCTCACAGTCAGCATGTCCGAGTCCGCACCGAGCACGACCCACCCCAGGTCCTCCAGGATGAAGCTCGGCACATGCAAGACGATGTCGCGCTCCCAGTCGATCACACCCTTCGTCGTTGGCTGGTCGTGCTTCCCAGCCTGTGTCACGAATCCGTGCAAGATCACGGCGGCAGCATACGTCCGCTGGTGGACCGCGATCTCGTGGTGTACGTCGTCCAACTCCTGCGGCTGCGTCGTCAAGCGCCGGTATGGCACAGCTGGGTAATGATCGGTCGCGTACTCGCGCAGGTACTCGAAGTCCTGGACGATGTCCTTCTCGGGCTCGGTCGGGTATACTGGGAGTGCCCAGTCAGCCATCACTCACCCCTAGAAGTAGAACGGCACCGGAAGATTCGGCCGCGACAGTCGCAGCTTCATCTCCCCGTCTTCGAGCATCTTGTCCGCCATCTGCATCTGCTTGTCCGAGTCGAGCTGCACCGTCTTGCCGCCCGGCCCGAGGACCTGGCCGCCGAACTTCCCTCGGATCTCGGCCAGGATGCGCCGTGTGTATCCTTCGACCATGGACAGGAAGTGCGAGTCCCTGGTCTTCTCGATCTGCTCCGGGTTCGTGAACGGCAACTGCAACTCGTACCCGGCGTCGAACGGCCCACTCGGGGCATAGAACACGATCCGCTTATCCTGCGGGTCAGTCTGGTCGAAGTGCCAGTGTGGATCGACACCGCGCACGCGGCGGTAGTTCTCCCAGGTCGATCGGCTCAGAGCGATGTCGCGCATCCCGAGGCGGCTGATCGTCAGCTTCTCAGTCAACTCGAAGATCGTCAGACCACTGGCAACGTCATAGTACGGCACAAGGAAGTAGACTGTCCGCACACCAATGGCGCAGCTGTCCACCGAGACCGAGAACGGCTCGTTCTCCCTCGTCAAGACGTTGCGGACAGTGTGGTACTCGGTGCGCGAGCGGTACTCGTTCCACTTGTCCAATGCTTGCTCGATCGCTTCGACTATGTCGTCCTCTTTGACCTCAACCGAGCGTCGACTTATGCCGAGGCGCTGCTGCATCGTCTTGACAACGTACGCGGTGTTCAGCTTGTCGCTCATGCCCCGACCTTCCGGCCTTCCTCAGGCTGGTACTGATGCACCCTCTTCGCGTGCCGGGTCATCTGCGCTTTGCCAGACGTAGTCCAGCGCACGCCAGCGATCTCGTCACACTTCACGCAGACGAACAGTCCGTCTTCGATCCTCCAGTATCCGTTACCGGAGTCCTTCTTGAGTTCCTTCGCCTCTTCGCGAAGCCCGGAAGGCGGAGAGCCAGAAGTGGGGACGGCTGGGCTATCAGTGCCAGAGGGTCCACCCCCTGACGCGTCCGGGTCCAGGACTTGCTGATCGCCCGACCAGGACTCCGGGCTCTCCTCCTTCGCGGGCCTCCTCGCCTTCTCAGGGTGGTAGGCCTCCATGTGCTGCGCTACTCGCTCTGCGTCCACCGTCGACCACTCGCAGAAGCGGCAGTAGTACGCCGGGCCTACCTTCTCGTATGAGTCACAGACAACGATCGTCTGCTTCGACTGTTCGCACAGCATCTGGCAGCTGTTCTCGCAGGCGACTTGGCAGGAGCTGTCACACCTACTCGTGCACCCAGTCGTTGCCCTCGGCTGCTCCGACACAATTCGTGGGCTCGTGACTGGCCGCTGCGATCGCGGCAACCTCTTGAAATCCCTCGACGGTATGTAGTCGTGCGGGACTTCGCTGAGCCCTGTGCTGTCCTTTCGCTCGAAGCGAGACCACCAGTTCCCTTCCCTGGCGTCACCGGGCCGGAAACAAATCGAGCCACCCCTTGGGCCAGGATGGCATTGCGTCATGTCCGTCAGATTCGCGTACTTCTTTGGCGTTCCCATAGTTCCCCCGCCGTCCCCCGGCTAGAGAGTGGGGGAGGACCTAAAGTCGGTCCTCCCCCGTGACCCTACTGCTGGACCGACTAGGACGCGTAGACGCGGCCGTAGCCGTACATCCTGCTGTTGATCATCTTCTGCGCTGCCCGCGTCGCCATCCCCTTACGGGAGATGAAGTCGTCGAGGGTGACCGTCGGCGTCGTGTAGATGCCGAGGTACACGGCGTGGATGAAGCCCGTGTACAGAAGGCCTTCGCCCTTGAACCCCATCAACCACTCGTCGCGGTTGATCGTCGGGTCCTTGAAGATCTCGAAGTCGCCCAGGGTGCCGACGTACTGAATGCCCGCCGACTCCTTGTTCTGGCCACCTGAGGGAACGAAGCGGTCCAACGTCTCGATGATGCGGACGACGTTGACGCCGCAGATCGCCCAGGTCGCGCCCCAGCGCTGCGTCGACTCGAAGATCAGTTCGGACAATTCGACGAACTTGTCGAACAGCTCTTCCTTGTGCCACTTCCAGGGCACGCCGGTCGGGGGCGTCTGGTCCCAGGTGACTGTGCCACCGTTGGCTCGCTGCCGCAGCGTGCGGATGACGCGGTAGCAGAGTTCGCGGTTGATCTCGTTCGCCTGGTACTGAACGATCTCGTCCTCGGCGGAGAGCCCGTGGTACGCCTTCAGGTCCTGCTCGGCTTCGAGCGACCAGCGAGCACGGAGCTTGAACTGACGAGCCGTGACGGGCGTCGAGGTGAGGATGACGTCCATCTGCGGGATCTTGTCGTTCGCTTCCATGTTGTACTCGTAGTCGGCCGTGATCGAGTCGGAGCTGCCAGGGGCAGTCGTGAACGTGAACGAGTATGCGCCCGTCACGTAGTCGATCGTGCCACCAGCGTACGTGTCGCCGATCAGGTTCCCGTTGCCGTCGTCGCGGACGACCTGGGTACCGTCACCGAACTCGACCGTGCCGGGTCGCACCGGTGTCCAGGTCAGGTTCCCTGACATGGCCGATGTGACGCCGTCACCTTCGCCGATGACTTCACCTTCGACGACCTCGCTCGGGTACCCGATGCCCCGGTTGGGACCGGTGGTCGCGTCGAACGCATGCGTTCCGGCGACGATCGCTCCCTTGGTGTCGGCGTACTTGACATCCAGGTAGAACACCCGGCCCGTGGGGGCGTCGAGCGGCTGGATGCTGACGATCCGGTCGAGGATCGTATTCGCATAGACGGCGCGAATGATCCCGAAGATCGCCTTCTCATACGGGCCGACCATGAACGCTCGCTGCGTCTCGTCCATGCGGTGGAGATAGCGGGCCTGGTTCTCGAAGAGCATGGCCATGACGCGACGCTTCGTCGGGTCATCGATGCCCTCCATGAAGTCGAACCTCTTGATCCGCTCGTCCTCGGTGTCGAGGCCGCGCACGACGCCGGTTCGAGGGACCTGGGTCCACTTCTCGATCAGCTTGTCGGCCTTCTCCTGGAACATGCCCAAGATCTCGCGCTGCGCGGACGTTTCGCGCTGCGCCTTCTTCTGCGACTCGGCGATTCGCACCTGGAGCTTCTTCAGGCGGTCCGCCGTCTTCTCTGCGAGGGTTTTCATTTCCCCTAATCCTTTCAACGGTTCCTTTATCTCGTCCCCGGCGGACTACAGGCCGCGCTTGTGCAAGCGCCCGAACAACGACTGCGGCCTGCTGCTTCCGTTGGTCCTGCTCTCCGCGAGCATCCTGCCCTTCCGTGCTTTGATTGGGGGCAACGGTTCGCGGGAGCCGCCCGAGGTCTTGCCCTCGGACTTGCGACCAGGGGTATTGTCCTGAGTCTTCGACGGCTGCTTCGGCGACGCCTCGGCGATCAGCTTCTTGAAGGTCTGGACCTTCGACTCCAGTTCCTTCGCGCTCTTCGCCTGGAGCAGCTCATTGCGAACGTGACGGAGCTGCGGGAGACGGCCGCAGATGTCCTCGACCTGCTTCTTCAGACCCTTGGCCCTGACGGCCTCCATGACCTTGTCGAGAACGGCGACGGCCGTGGCGTACTTCTTCTCCATCTTCTGCTTCTCGGCCATCTCCTTGCGCACGCGCTTGAGGAGTTCGTCGCCTGCCTGCATGGCGGCTTCGAGCTTCTTCTCGGTGGCCGAGCCCTTCTCGCCCTTCGCTTCCTTCAGGTCCTTGCCCAGCTTCTCGTTCTGCTCGACGAGCTGAGTGACCAGGGCGGATATCCCCGTCATGGCGTCCGGGTACTGCTTGTTGAACGCCTCGGCGACCTTCTTGTCCTTCGACTTTCCCTTGCTCTCCAACGTCCTGGAGACCTGAGCGCTGATCCCGGCGAGACGGCCCCGGGCCTCCACCGCATCTGCCTCGGTCGCGGTTGCAACCGAAGTCATGGACTCCACGACACGCATGTGGAGAGCGGCAAGCTCAGGCACATCCAGGGACGGGAGGTTCTTCGACTCGGCCTCGGCGATCGTCTCCTTGGCCTTCTTCAGAGCCTCGTTCATAACACCCGTCTCCCTTCTGCCCTTTTCCAACGATTCTTTGACCGGCACATGGCGGGCGCGATCGAGTGCCGGTGTGTGAACGAAGTCCCACGCTTCCAGATCGTAGTCATCGTTCACGTCCTCGGTCACGCCGTCGTCGGCCACCGTCGTCGATCCCTCACCCCGGCTCGAACTCCCAACGGGAACACCCACGTCGAACAGCTCTTCCAGGATCTGCCCGCTCGGCGTGCGCAGAATCAGCATCTTCGCCCACACCTCGCCGTTCGGCTTCATATCCACGTCCTCGATCAAGTGCGACACGCGATCGAGTGATGGGTCATTCTCAGGGTGCTCCAGGCAGCCCATGACCTTCCGCTCTTGTACTCGCTGCATGAACGGAGACTTCCGGTCTCCGATGTGCTTCTCGAAGATTGGACGGCCGTAGCGACGACCGTTGCCAGTGACCTCACCAGCAATGGACACGATGCCTTCGACCCGCATGCGCTTCTCGCCGTTGACATCCTCGCGGAGGATCTTCTTCGGAGTGAACACGCGTTCGTACATCAGCTTCTTCTTGGTAGCGGTCGTCGTCATGGTCGTCCGATCTTCCTGTTCCGTTCGTATGTCTGCGCGCAGACACCGGTCTTCAGGTCAAACGTTGCTTCCCGAAAGTTCCAGAGATAGTCCGCCACGGATTCGCCGTTCGAGATTCCGAGCCGTTCCAGCGCCCACAGGAACCCGCGTATCGTCGTCGAATAGCTGTCCCCGTCCGGCAGGACGATCACCACTCGCTGCATCCCCTCCGAACGCCTCAAGTCGATCCAGTCCAGACCCGATAGCCTGGGCAACAAGTCTTTGGGCACGATCGGAGGCACTTTCGGCTTGCCGCGCATCCGCGCCGGATCGTTGATCGGAAGGATCTCCACGCTTGGCCTTCTTCCTCTTCCGCTTGCGGCGGACCGTCTGGTCTCGGACGGTCGCCATAGGTTTCTCGTACGGACCCATCCCCATGGCGGTCATCATCTCCGAGACCTGAGCAGGTGTGGACGCCGTGATCGCTTCGATTAGGAGCTTGTTCACGACGTCCACCCTCCTACCCGTGCTCAGCGACTAGCGGTCGCTGAGGTTGCTCTCGAAGTCGACTTCGAGCATCTCGATGCGGCCGTCGGTTGTGCCACCGACGCCCTGGCCGATGATGCGGAAGCGATCGCCCTTGGGGAACGCCATCTCGATCGTCCGCTCGGTCTTGGCCGGGATGTCGACGTTGGCGAGCGAGCCGCTCGTCATCCCCACAGCGTTCGGGATCGTCAACCAGGTCGCACCCGAGTCGATCGAGTACTGGAACGTCAACCTGGCCGTGTAGTCGCCGAAGTTGTGGATCATGTACGGCTGCTTGTGCTTCTCGACCAGGTGGCTCGTGAGGGCCATCGGTCCGAGCAGCGTGCGGCTGACACCACTGGGTGCCGTGAAGACCTGACTGTGGCGGTTCATCTTCTCCTACTCCCTAGCTCCATGACATGAGCGGGTAATCGGGGATGGGGGCTGCTGTTTCGAGCTGAACGAACACGCCATCCCCGTCTGCCGTGTCGTCCAGTCGTATGCGTAGGTACTTCGCGTCGATGTTGTCGTCGGGCAGAATGAAACCGACGCCAACGATTCCTCTCGGCTGAACAGTGACGCCGAGACCAACCTTCTGGCGGGCGCCGCCAGTGAGATTGACACCGGTCCACGTGACGCCACCTTCGGACCAGTCACAGAAAACGTTCCGGGCCGCCGACGAGTAGTTGCAAAGCCACATGACCGCGCCGCTCCTGTGGGTCGGCATCATGTCGCGGATCGTCAACTGGTCCTTCACGAAGGCAGTAAATTGTGCACTTCGGAGCATGCTTACCCCATTCCGGCCACAGGCTGTTCTGGTATAACGATCTCGCCCGGGGCCTCTCCGGTCTGCCCGTACTGTGGCTCCTCGGGCTCGTAGTTTGGCTCCTCGAATTCGGGGAACCCAGGGAGCTGCGTCTCGAACACCCAGCTGCCAACAAGATCGTTGTTCTCGTGCGACCCCTCGGGGTGCTCAAGCTCTACGATCTCCAGGTCCTTCAGGTTCCGGGTGAACTTCTCGACGATCTCTTTCGGGCAGGCGCCATTGATCTTGATGCGAACGATGCCCTCCTCGGGATCGTCCTGAAGCCATGTGAAGTAGGGCATCCCGTTGGAGAGCGCCAGAGACTTCACGATGTCGTTCGAGGCCTCGAAGACACGGGTCGTGAGGTTGAACGCCACCTCGGGGTCCATCGCGTTCGAGCCCTCGAAGGTCACGTTCTCCTGGCCAAGGATCTCCTCCTCGTCGGATGTTCCGCCACCCATGTTTCCGGGAGTCCCAGCCATGACATCGGAGTTGACACCATAGGCGCCGAATCCCTGCGACACCTGCTCCACCAACGACTCAAAGGTCGTGTGCTGTGGGTTCATCCGCATGAGGGCGGGCTCGTTTCCGAGTTTACGATCACCAGAGCGACCCTTCGATCGTCGCCAGTTACGCTTCATGGCTCGGGATTTCCGGTTGCGGACATCCGGCATCCGCTGCGCGAGTTTGTTCGCCATCGAGCGCTCGGGGTCTGGACGGCCAGTGAGCCCGAACTCCTCGGCAAGTTCAGGGTCCAAGTCAGCGAGGACCTCCGTCTGGAGGTCCTCTCCTTGTCCGCTGAGCACAGAGAGCAGCTCGGACGGCAGCTCAGCCGCATTGATCTTCTCGATGTCTGCTGGGTCAAACTGCTGGATGTTGCCTTCACCGAGCATGACAGGGACGCGGCCGCTCGGGACTTGTTGATCCAGGCCAGGGTCCGCAGGATCGAGGACGCGACCGAATACCAGGGTATTGGGGTCACTCGACAATACGCGGACGAAGTCACCAGGGAGTGTCTCCTCGGTGAGCGAGCCTACTGCTTCTCTGGCTGACCTGAATATCTGCATCTACTGGGTCCCGATAGAACCTCCCTGGTCACATCCATATATGATCGGGGCTTGTAGGTGCTTGTTGAATGTCACGAAACAAGGTCGTGTTTCGTGTGGTGAAACGAGGTCAGCGTCCTCGCTTGGGTCCGCTGTACTTCAGGTAGGGCGCGGGAGGCTGCCACTGCTGCCAGCCTTCGGACTTCATGATGTCGGCATAGATCCTCTTCGAGCGATCAAAGATAGCCTTCCACTTCGGGTTCCTGCGCACGCCCTCGTGGGGGTGGTTGTGCTTGATCAGGGCAGGTTGGTCCGGCCAGCTGACGTTTGGGGCGTACTCACTCAGCACAAGGTACGTGCGCCAGCCGAGCAGGTTCTGTCGCTGGCAGATCAGCGAGTCAAACTTGTGCATGAACATGCGCTCTTCCCAAGGGCCATCCCATCGCTCTTGGATACCGAGCAGTGCCTTCACGCGGTGGAGGTTGCAGACCGACGCAACCTCTGAGACCACACCTTTGGTAGTGACCGGGTTGTATCTGTTGGCGAGCGGCCACGCAACGATGCCACAGTCCTCGTGAGCGCGAGCAACCTGGACCATGGCTCGTAGCCAGCCCTGCTTCACTTGGACATCCTGGTCCATGATGCAGAGGAACTCGCCACCGGGGTACCGCTTCAGGTACTCGGACAGCATGATGTTTCTACTCACCGAGCAGCCAACGTTGCGCTTCGCGCACAGAAGGACCACATCCTTGTGGCACTCCTTCAGGTACTCACGGATCATCTTTGTCTGCTCGGAATTGTCGAAGACGAAGAGCTGGTAGGCCATAGTGGTGTTGAACTTCACGGCGCGGACGGCCGCGACGAGATCATCGAATCCTTCGTACGCCAGGATGGCCACACCGATTGGTGGCTTCTTGCTTGCAGGCATTAGCTCGCTCCCATCGACAGAACCCCACAATGTCCCTTGGCACCCGAACGTGACTCGATAACATTGAAGAACATTCCGATCCGTTCGGCAACTTCGATCACGGTGTCAGGCTGTTTGGCGCAGTAACTGACGATCAGTCTTCCTCCTGGCTTCAGGATGCGGGCCATGGTTGCCAGGAAGGTGTAGGCCTTCTCCTCCAGGTCCTGCCCGACTGAGAACAGGAACGTGCTCATGACGACGTCGTACTTGTCGTGGTAGAAGAACTCGTGCTTCGGTGGCATGTGGAGGGGATCGCAGATCAGCCTGAGCTTTGGCACCTCGGCAAATGAGTAGAGGTCTCGAACAGAGTGGTAGACTGTCGGGTGCTTCAGGCTCAGACACAGATGTGTCAGTATCCCCAGTGTATCGTACGCACAGAAGACCTGGTCTCCTTTGCAAAGGAGTTGAAGAAGAGATCGATGCTCCCAGGTGCGAAGCTCCGCCAGCTCTGGCCCCACGTTCGACACGTGCCAAGGAATGGTTTCTAATCGATTATTAAGAAGCCGGTGGACTGCCAACAGCTCTTGGCTCTCCTGCTTCCCAACCACTTCTTCTGTTTCTCCCATAGCTATTTCAAGTCCTTCACTGTTCTGAAGACACTCCACCGTTCTTTTTATTACTCTTCTTCTACGACACCTTCTTCTACAACTACCCTAGTCTTGATATTCGCTATCTGGTCCTTAGTGCAATTGGTCGAATCAGCCGTTCTCCGCGTGCTCCACATCTTGTTGTGGTCGTTTTTCTGGCCACCACAAGATGTTGTGGACGTTTCTGGTCGTCCTCCCCGTTTTGAAGCACACTTTGTTGTGGTCCCTTCTGCACGACCACAACATCTTGTGGATAACCCTCCTGTTATGGCTTCATCGAGCGTGACACTGACCTCATGAGATCCGCTGGATTGATGCTCAGCGCCTCACAGATCTTGTAGAACCTAGTCACTGGCATCTCGGCCGAGCCTGCCTCGTGCTTGCACATCTGAAAGCGCGAGACCCGGACTCGCCGGGCCAGCTCAGTCTGAGTCACTCCAAGAGTCTCGCGATACTCGGCGAGCTTACGTCCAAGGAGTTGGAGGAGTCTCTTGCACCCCGGTGTATCCTGCCGCTGACGCACTCGCCGTCCCCTTCTTGCGATTGTGCATGTCACAGCCTCGTGATTGTGTGCTGCTCTACCTCGATCACGCCAGCAGAGAACTTGCCAGGTAATTCTCGCTTGATGCTGGTGTTCAACACGTTGTTCACACCCTGCATCATCTTGTCCAGATGCTCCATCGGAGTCTTCAGGCCGTACACTGGCATTGGCTGCAGCTCGCTCTCAGTGAGCATGCTGTAGTTGTACGCAACGATCTCGAACTTCATCTGGTCTTGGTTGTCCCTGGTCTCGGTGACCGACCAGGGAACGTGCGACGGGTCAAGAATCAAGTGGACCGCGTACACCAGCAGCTCGCGGAGTCTTTGTATCTCTGGCCCATCGACTCCCTCTATCAGATCAGTCCAGACAGTGGCCGTGCACCTACCGACTTTGCGAACGTTGACCAACTGCTCACCCATCCCGAACTGCTTCTGCAGCTGGCCCACCGTCATCGACATGGAGCCATGACCCTCGGGCTTGGTGACATCGTTGATCAACACCCGATCGTTGTCCCACATGTTGTGAGCCTGAGCGAACTCCAGTATCGAATAGAGCGCGTCGTCGTTCACCCCGGCGGTCTCGAACACATTGCGACCCTTGTACGACCGGACCCTGATCCATCCACGCTTCATGACGTCCGTAAGCAATTGTCGCCGCATGCCGGGGTCCTTAGCGTAGACAGCCTGACTCTTGTCAGCGACCGCATCGGGATGCAGCCCGAACTTGGTGGGATTCTCCAACACAGTCTTGGCGTGCTCCCACACCTCGATCTCCTCGCCAGTCCTGGCATTCAACCAGTATCCTTCGCCCAGTGGCATGGTCTACCTCACTCTCATGTCGTACTTCAGTGGGCTCTCGCCGTCCCACAGCTTGCATCCTGGGAAGGCCCTGAACTTGTACCAGCCCTCGCGCCGCAACTTACCTTTGTTCTTCGACAGGAACTTTGCAGTCAGCGCCAGGTCCTCCTTGGTCTCACCAGGTAGACCATACATGAACGAGGCTGTGATCGGAAGACCTACTTCGGCAGCCAGATCCACAGCTCGTTGGTGGTCCTCGACCGTCGCTCCCTTGTTGACCAGCTTCAGGAGTCGCGGGCTCGCAGTCTCGGCGCCAAACCTGATCCTGCTGAAGCCCATCTTCTTCATGCGGACGAAGAGCTTCTTCGTCGCCATGTTCGATCGGATGAACCCCCGCAGCGCGAGCTTCTTGTTCAGTTCATGCCCCATCCACCACGCGAAGAACTCGTCGAATCGTTCCTCGGGATAGGCCCACAGGTCGTCGAGAATGTACAGCTCCTGCATGTGTGGGTATCGCCTGAGGAGATACTTGATCTCGTCTGCAAGGCTCGCCACCGACCGGAGCCTTGGCTTGCCCCACTGTGCGCGTGATGTACAGAAGGCACAGTTGTAAGGACAGCCACGAGACGTGATGATCGGAACCGAGGAACCACATACACCACGCTCCGGCCACTTCAGGGTGTCGATGTCTTCGATCCGCTTCTCCACAACTGTCTTCATCGCGACGTGGCCCATGATGATTGCGTTCAGTGCACGCTCACCGTCTCCCCTGACGATGTTGTGGAACGGATGCCTATTGAACTCCTCTAGTTTCCGCCACAGCGCTCCCTGGCCACCGAGCACGATCCTACTGTTCACGTTGGCGGCACTGAGACGCTGGGCAATGTCAAAGGCTTCCGAAAGGCCCCAGGCGTTTGTGGACAACCCAACGATGTCGGCGCCATGAAGGTCGCGCCAGTCCTTCACGTACACTGGCTTGGCATCGAGCGTGTTGGTGAGCAGATAGCCCACACCAAGTGGGATCTCCGAGGTCGGGTGCTCGCCACCACACATGTAGAGTTGGACCTTCATCTTGGTTTCCTCGCGTGCACTACAATGTCACACGCACGGCATGGCATCAGGACCACATCAAACTTGGAATCCAAGAAGAGCTTCACCAGAGTCTTCGGTGTGTACCCCCACTTGTGGGCCATGGTCTCACCCTTCTTCTGCCAGCCATAGAAACCAGCCATCGCGTGGTCGAAGTTCGATTCTGACACAAACTCAGACTGCCCTGACATCACCAACTGTTGGGCATGGTAGAGGATGTTGGGGACCGTGACGTCCAAACCACCATCAGGTAGCATGATCCGGTGCCACTCCTTTAGTGTGGCGACGGCCTCGGCAAGAGTGAGGTGCTCAAGAAAATGGCGAGCCCGGAGGCTCGCCACTGACCTGTCTTCGAGTGGTGTGTCCCACGCTGGGCACACATAATCGACGTGAGGCGCCGAAACTATATCGAGGACCTTGAATCCCGATTCCGGGTTCCGACCACCACCTACGTCGAGCTTGATTCCTGGCATGGCACCTTCCTCGCAGCAACTAGGTGATAGGTGTAACGTTTGTGGCCGGGAACCTGTTCCCAGTGATCGACGACCTCGAATCCGACTTGTTTCGTAACATTCAACACCAACACTGGGTCCAAGTCAAACCATTTGTGAAAGTGGTTGCCACGGCCCTTTTCGTGGGCTGGGTGGGAGAAAACAAGAATGCCTCCAGGAGCCAGGAGGCCGCGCATCTTCAGCAGTGACACCATGATCGTTGAACTGAGGTGCTCGATCGTCTCCAGGCTCACCAAAACGTCAGCCTGCGACCCATGCAGCGTCCAGGGATCAACATCGAGATCTCGGACTGCCCATTGAGTGTTGGAGCGATCAAAGTAGCTCTTCGCGTGTGTGATCGCTTCTTGGGCACGATCCCAACCGTGAACCGTCTTGGCGCCGCCAGTCCCGGCCAGCATGCAGCTCCCATAGCCACAGCCGCAGGCCGCGTCGACCACGATCTTGTCCTTCACATAAGGCATCGCGAACGAGTACCGCTCCTTGTGGAGAGTCTCGATCTCCGCGAGTGTCTTTCCCATCTGACGTTCGAGTGGCATCTGTCCCCCTAGATGAAATGGCCGTTCGGCATTTGACCGTTCTTCTTCAGCAGCTCGATGAATCGCTGCTTCGGTATCTGTTCCTCGTTGAGATAGATCCATGGTGACTTAAAGTACTGCATGTTCCCATCGATGCGCAGACGACTCCAGTCCATGGCGTCGGCAACGACCCCCTGGTCTCTGGCCCAGAACCACAACTCGCTCCCAGGCAGCGGCGTGCAGACGAAGATGACCCAGTGCTGGAACACACTCGTGCGCTCGTACTCCTTCACGATCGCGATGCTGTCCAGCATCTCAGCTTCGGTCTCACCAGGGAATCCATAGACCTGGGAGCCACCGAGCCGCACCTTGATCTCAGTGCAGAGTTTGATTGTGGTGTCCAGATGCTTCAGTTTGACGAAGCCGCGCTTCATGTCCCCGAGCACCCGCGGGTTGAACGACTCGCAGCCCATGCCGAAGTTCGTGCAACCAATCTGCTTCATCAGCGTGAGGTTCTCACGTGTGACCAGGTTGGCGTTCAGGCTGATCGATCGGATCTTGTACTTGCCTAGCGTGTTGTCGTCGGACATGAGCTTGTGCAGCTCCCTGATCCTCTGGGTTCCACCGGCCAGGAACGTATCGTCCTGGAAGAAGAAGTTGGGATTGCCCGTGGCCTCCACACGACTCTTCATCAGGGCATACATGCGCTCGGCCGAGAGGAACCGTGGCTCGCCCTGCGTTGGTCTCTCCACGCAATGAGCGCACCGGAAGGGGCAGCCTCGAACCGTCGAGATGTCCATGAGTACCTTCGGATCTCGCGTCACGTCGACCGGCAATGTGTCCAGCACCACTGGCGTTCGCGGCGGAGTCATGGTGAATTGCGCTGGCAACCCGCGAATCTTTCGATAGTACGCAAGACCTGGGATCTGACTCAGGTCCGGGTTTCTGTTCTTCGAGTACTCGCGCACGAGTTGCTCGAACGTGACCTCACCCTCACCGACGACGGCACAGTCAGCCTTGCTCGGGATAGTCCAAGGCAATGCCGTGACATGTGGCCCTCCTAAGATGATTGGGCCGGTGAAGCCACCCTTCCTGACCCACTCGACCGTGTACATAGCGTCGTTGTACGACTCGGTGACAGACGAGATCGCGATCAGGTCCGGCTTCATCTGCTTCAGTTCGCCCAGCCGAGTCGCATACAAGATCTCGTGCTCGGGCTGCTTCGAGAGCAGGTAATCGATCAGGTGAGTGAAGCCCAGGTAGCGACTCTTATATGGGTGGCTGATCCACTGCTTTCGTTGCAGCACCTTGAAGAATAAGACCCTCACAGTATGTCCTCCATTCTGACCTGTGGTATTGGCAGGGCTGAGCGCGGCGAGCAGAGCACCAACTCAACACCAATGGTCTCCAACCAGGCGAGCAACGATGGGATCGATCCGCTGATCAACTTGCCCTCGCGCTTGTACTTCTCCAGGTTCTTGACGCTGTCGTCGTAGTAGTGGCGCAGTTCATTAGGATTGAGATCCCAACCGATGACGACGATGCGTTTCACCCCTAGGTGAACTGGCAGAAAGATTCCGATCTCCGACATCACCCCAGGCCCCCAGGGTCTCTTGTACGACTTCGAGATCTCCCAGTCAGCCCAGTTGTGCTGCGCTGATATCGTTGCGGACAGACCCGTCTTTCCCTCCGAGGCACCCTGCTCCGGGTGGAGGGGAAAGTGGATGTCAGAGCCCATCTTGTAGGCGTCCTTGTGGACCGTGATCCTTGTCGTGTACGGATGTTCGTACCGGCGGCCATCGATCGAGTAGTCACTGTTGTAGATGTGGAAGTCACAGTGTCTCGGGTAGTAGTCGATTGCTCCCTTGATGCACACGAGCAGCTTCGACTTCAAGGCTCTTCGGAACTCCTTGTTCGCAAGAACCTCCGACGTAGACGGTCCGCAGCTTATGACGAAGCAGGTCCCTGCCAAACTACGGTAGGCATTCTTCAGCGACATCAGCCTGTCGTACCAGGTGATCTGTCTACGCATCTCCAACCAAGCGGCCGCTGTCTGCTTGTGCATTAGGGGCTTCCTACGTCGACCATCTTCTTGAAGTTGATCTTCACCTTGGCAACGCCCCATGGCTTCCCAACGTTAGCCCCGACCACACCTTCGGCCATGTTGCCGTCCCGGTAGACACGGTTAGTCGCCAAGGAAGACATGCGCTTGGGGTCCTGTGTGAACAGCACCTGCGAACTTTTCGGTACGAGCTTGTAGTAGGAGTGCTCCCAGTGGACCTCGTTGAACCCAGCAGTGATCGCCCGCATGGTGATATCGCCATCATCGGCGCCCCACCCGTCGAACCTCTCGTCATAGCCGCGCAAGATCTCAACGAACTGGTTCTTCTTGTAAGCCTTTCTGCCAGAGCACTCACCCGACGAGACACGAGAGCCTCGGCGGATCTTCTTGTCACAAGTGATCAGAGGGAACTTCAACGACTGCATCAGGACCCGGAGATGTCTGGAGAATCCCTCAGGGGCTATGTTGTCAGCATCAAGGGAACAGATGATGTCACCTGAACAGAGTAGCGCCGCCACGTTACGGGAATGACCAAAACGGTAGTACTCAGGCTCAGTTGTTTCGGCAAAGACCACACGCCCGGATGCTAACTCGGCGCACAAGTTCATATGCACCCAATCAGCCATGCCTGACTTGTCGTTGTAGCTCAGAAGAACGAACTCGACGTTCGGATCACACTTGTGGCCCTTGATCGATTCGGGGAGGGCCTGGACCAGGTCGCAGACCCGGCCCATACAAGTCGTGAAATAGGAAACTTTCATGCGGCAGCCTCCACCAGGAGCCGGGCGATGTCGTAGTCTATTTTGTAGTCAATGTCGATCGACGATGGGTAGTCGACCTCGATGGCCTTTGGCTTCTGGCCGATCCGGCAACCACCCTGCATGATCACCTCACGTGTGAACAAGAAGAAGCCGGAGGTCAACTGCTGCACCGGCTTCAAGTCCTGCGTTCGCGGCATCGCACCCAACTGGAAGTTGAGCGGCTTGCCGCCAAACCAGCAGAACGTCTGGACCGGGAACACAGAGAACGCACTGTCGTATCCCTTCTGTGTCACGGCATCGACTGCTTCGCGCAGGTACTTCAGCTTCATCAGCGGTGACGTGACGTGGTAGAGGAGGTACGCATCCGCCTCGACCCTACTCGCGAACGATCGGTAGATATCCTCTCCAAGTACATTGTCCTCGTCGAGAGTCTTCGGCCGCCGCATGAACCGGACCTTGTCTGAGATCACGCTCTTGACGATCGATGGCTTGCTGCACCAGATGTAGTTGTCGACATCCTTCAGGCAGTCGACACTCTTGATCGCCCAGTTCAGCAGCGGCATGCCACCAAGATCAAGCAGATTCTTGTTCGGCAGCCTGACATTGTTCAACCGGATCGGTGTGAACGCTACAACCTTCATTGTCCCCTCCTCCGAGTAGACCCCTGATCATCCCGTTCACACCCTCACGCTTGCTAAGTGCAGTCAGCTCATGCTTCGACCAATGCTGCGCGTAGAGGTGCTTCGCTTTCCAATCGATTGGACGGGCGCGGCCAACACCGAACGGGATGTTCTTGTATGGAAGGCCAGCCTTGCCCTTGGACGTATTGTGGAACCGCTGCTCACAGGTCATCGCATTCCTCTGTGCGGTGAGCAGGTAGAGAAACTTCTGGATTGATGCGTACGGCAGATAGACCAAGCTCTGCTGGACCGGGCTGCGGAACCTCTGGCCGAAGAGCGGAAACTCACCCTCAGCCGCCCTCTCAACGGCGTTCATCCAGTTCTTGCCTACAACCAGACAGTCCTGCTCGACGTAGATGAAGTTGGCGTTGCAGTTCCACGCGTAGGCCGCACCGAGCATGAAGCCACGAATCCAACCGTTGAAGTGGGTCTTCGAGTTGTACTGGTAGTTCTCGTCGAGTTGCACCCACTCGATGCGTGGGTCTGGCTTCGGCTTGTAGGGGGACGCCGAGTCGATAACGATTACCTTTGTTGGCTGTGTGTATCTGAAGAGGAAGTACTTCCAAACCTCGTGCCACTCCAGGCCGCGAATCACGGCCTCGCCAACCTGGGGGTGCCCGTGTACGGCGCCACTGGTCCCACCCGGTTGCTTGCAGTACCAACCACTGCCGATGACATACTTGCCCATGCTAGTGGCTCCTCGTGCAGATAGGGCATCTCATTTCTTCTTCTCCGGTAGCCGCTCGACTTCGTACTGAAGCCAGTGCCACACCGCGTCAACGATATCCAAACCAGACCACTCAACCGCGTAGTGGCCCTGCTCTCCGTACGGCCGGTTCTTTACGAAGCTGTGGTTCCACGGCTTGAAGATCGAGAGCGTAGGCATGCCGTAGGCGGCCGCCGCGTGCGCGAGGCCAGTGTCGTTCCCCAGATAGATGTCACACGACTTTAGGGCTCCCAGGGTGCCGCGCAGACCGAGCTTGCCACACAACGAGATGATGCTGTCCCCAGCCTCGGACACGATGTCTCGACCATCGCACTCATAGTCCTTCTTGTCACCGAGTAGGAAGGACATGCCGCCGAACATCCTGAATCGCTTGGCGATCTCGACGAAGTTCTCATTGCCCCAGTGCTTCTTCTTGCTCCAGTCGTCACCCTTGAAGTACCCTATGCCGAGCGCGAGGCGTGGGCCAGGGTATGTGATGTCGACCTTAGTCGAAGGCACATGGGGCTCTGGCATCGGAGACTTGAAGCCGAACTTCCTGGCAACAGCAAAGGCCATCTCCATCTCGTGCACCGGCCAACGCTGGAACCACTGCACCCGGTCCTCACCAGGATTGCGTCGAAGATACGCCCACTCAACCCTGGGGATCTTGAACCGCTGCACGATCGGTGCGTAGTCACAGCACATGATCAGCACGTCGAAGTGGTACCGCTGAATGCCGTTCGTGTCTCCCATGCCCCATATCTTCTTAACACCTGGGCACGTTTTGAGGACCTCGATCGCTGCTTTCCGTTTGGGGTCAGCTACGACGTGGACCTCGTGGGTCCTGTTGCCCGCGTCACCGAGCACAGACAAGGCCTTCAGTAGAGGCGTTGTCAAGATCGCGTTCCCGAGGCCGTAGATCTGTGCGACTAGGATGCGCATCGTTTCCCCCTGGACCATCGCTGGAACCTGTTCCGCAGCTCGCGACAATCACGCGTCTGCCGTCCCTTCCGCGACACCGTGATTCCCGATGGCGTGCGGTGGTAGTAGTACAAGACCTCTGGCAGGAACTTTGCCTTGCAGTCTGTGGCCGCGAGCACGAGCGCCAGGTTGAAGTCGGTCGCATACGGGATGTCAAGCTGCAGATCGTATGGCGACTCGTCGTACACGCTCTTCCTGAACGTGCGGAAGTGCTGGGCTCCCCACCAGCCACCATTGAACGCCTGCAGAAGACTCTTCCCCCCGGGCAGGTGGGTGGAGAACCCACGAGCGCCACTTGGGTGGTGCGCGAACTGGGACCAAAGGTGCCCCAGCTTCCTGTCCGTCAGGTAATGCGGCCGGACCTTCTTGACCGCGCCTGGCGACAAACGATCATCGGCATCCAGGAAACCACAGATCCCATCACGAGGCTCTGCCCTATCGATCAGCTCGCGATAGACATTCGGCAGCCCTGGTCTCTTGCTGATGTTCACATGGATGTTGCCACCGCAGCTCAGCTCCTGCTTGACGAGGCGTACCTTCTTGTACGTGTCATCAGTAGTTGAACAATCGACCAAGACCTGCGCCGTCCAATGCGGGTCTACCTGGTTGGCCACCGAGAGCAGCGCACGCCGTATCGTATTCTGCGCGTTCTTCGCTGGGATCAGGATCATCATTTGCCGATACCCTTCTTGCCACGCTTTCTCCTGAAGTAGTTCCGGCAGAGCAGCTCCATTCGCTCGTCAGTCTTGCGGCCGCCGGGTGCCATCTTGGCAGGATGCCAGATCTTCAGCTCAGGCCGACGGTGTGTTGTTAGCCGGTAGTCCTCGGGGTGCTTCCAAACGTTGTAGCAGTAGCCCTTGTTGTTCTTGATCTCGTAGCCAGCGGTCTTCACCAGGAACGTGAGCCACGGGTCATCCGAGATCCCGAGCGACTTACGTGTGTCTCGGAACTGCCCCAGTAGGTAGCCGAGCTGTCGCATGCCCTCGATGCACGGCCGGGTCAGACACATCACTGCGCCATACACACAGTGCCTTTCCCAGCCAGCCGGAGGCTGGCGGCCGCCGGTCATGCCCATGATCTGTGCCCAGCGTCGATCGAACATCTGCTTCCACGTCTTGCCAATCGGAGTCACGGTACCGACCAGCCCGATGCCAGGCTTCTGCGCGTCCTCGATTGTCTGCGCGTCCGCGCCGTCGCCTATGAACAGGGCGTCGTAGTCGAGTGACAGGAAGTGATCGAAGCTGTAGTGCTGGTCTGCCCACTCCAAGGCGTCGCAGAGCAAACCGTACATGCCCGCACCCCAACCCCACTGGTACCCCGACTTGTAGACCCCAACCTGGGGGTAGTGCACCTTCACGTACTCGGCGATCTGATTCTGCTTCGCTGGGTCGCCACGCGAGCCGCGATCAATCGCGAGAATGACATGCGGCGCCGTCGTCGAGTAATGGAAGATCGAGTCCACCTCGTCGAGCACGAAGTCAGGGTAGTCGTGGCACCTTACGCAGATGCACAACTTGGCATGGCGGCCCATCAGGCCTCCTCCGGAGCGTACCCGAAGTTGAGCTTGGCGAGCTTCTCTAGGTAGTTGGTGCCCGAGCGCTGAATCCCATACTGTTTGATGGCGATGCGTTGTTCAGCTTGCTTCACTAGCGCCCCCCAGCAGCGTTTCCACGAGATCGCGGAAGCCGATCTTCTTGTGGCTCTCCGGGTAGAGGAGGTTCTTCATCAGCCTCTGCCGGATGCCCCAAGGATCAGCTTGCTGCTGGGCCTGACGCTTGGCCTGCGGCTGCTGAGCCTGCGCGGTGGGTTGCAGCTGTTTGACTTGAGCCTTTCCCGCCCGCTTGGGCTGTCGCCGCCGGGCCGCAGGCTGAGTGGCCTGCTGCGCCTGGTCTGGCACCTGCACTGTGGCGGGCTTTACACCGTAGCCCATCCTCTGGAGTTCACCGGCTATATTGCTCCACCAGAACGGCAGCACCTTGATCACGTTACCCAGGTGCTTGCAGACCGAACCTCGGTGCATCTCGTTGCGCGTCTTCGGCGGGTGGTCGGTGACGATGCCGCCCTCGTAGCGGGTCGGCGGGTTCGTGTGTGCGTCGTTTCGGAAGGCCGCACCCTGGGTGATCAGAATGTACTGGTATCCCCACATGAGGAACGCTTCGCAGTCGCAGTGCACTTTCAGGTCGCCGCCGATCGCGGCTCGGGTCGCATCGCCGATGTTACGGAAGCGGGGGTCATCGAGGACGTCTCGGAGTTCGACAAGCTGTACAAGCTGCTTGTGTCGAAGGCCAGGCCGGGACTCAGATGGTGTCGAGAACTTCAGGATGTCGAACTCGATCCCATCGTAGCTCACGCCCAGGTCACGGATCGCGTTGTAGTGCTGCTCCATGTGGATGAAGTCCCAGTCGATGTTGCCCCACAACTGGGAATAGTTCAGTTCGAGCAGCTTGGCCACAGGAGTTCCCCTACTATCTAAATCAATATACGGTCGAGACCCGCAGACGACAAGCCAAAAAGAAGAGCCGGGAGGCTTGGGGCCTCCCGGCTGGCTGAGGAACTGATGGCTATCTGCTAACTCGGCCCTCCCCGCAGGGTGCTAGAGGCGCCCGGCATCCATGTCCAGCTGGATCTGCGCGAGCTTGTCTCGGACCCACTCGTGGCTACGGATCTGGACCTCGGCCGAGCGCTTGCACGCAGCGACGACCAGCTTCATCTGGTCGTCACAGAGTTGCTTCATGCGCGGCAGATCGCAGAAGTGCGTCGGCGGCAAGTAGCCGAGGTTCACGAACGTCGAGCAGATCTGCCAGCTCGTGTCCATACCACCGCCGTTCAGCGCGAGGACATAGCGCCCCTCGTCAGTGAGCAAGATCAGCGTGCAGTTGTCGAGCGCTTCGTGGATGTCTTCCGGCACGCTGAACCCCGACGGGAGTGGGTAGTAGTAGTCCATCATAGGTTCGTACGTGTCATAGAGCGAACCGGAGGAGCAGTCCTCGTAGTCGCAGTCAACTGTGCCTTCGCCGCTGCACACGCTGCATTCGACCGTGCCTTCGCCGTCGCAGGACCCGCACTCGGCTTTGCCGTCGCCACCACACGACTCGCAGTCAACTGTGCCTTCGCCGCCGCAGTCGGTGCACTCACTGAGCATGGTATTGCCGGTGTCCACCGAACCGCTGCCCCCGCAGGACTTGCACTCCTCTTTGCCGGAGCCCGCGCAGTCAGGGCAGTCAGTGTCCTGACCCGCACACACGGGGCACACTACCTGGCCCTCGTCGCACGACTCGCACTCCACGGTCTCGTCGCCCCCACACTTTGGACAGACGATCAGCTCGGGTGCGATCTCCCACTCTGCGTGGTGATCACTCCAGGCGTAATCGACCGGCAGCACATCCAGGCACTCCGTTGTGAGCGCCAGCTTGTCCAACTTCTCCTGAATCGTCTGGTTAGCCTCGACTGCTGTTCCCATGGCTCCCGTCCTTTCCTGCGAGTATTATACCCAATGCGATATAACAGTCAAGTGTTATGTTGGAATATGCAGAAAAAACCCCCGGCAAGTTGGGGTGCCGGGGGTCATATCGGCCGGAGGCCGGGGAAAGCGTGGGCCGCTCACAGGCGGCCCGAGATCTAACAGGCCCCGATTAGGGGCTCGGATAGTGGCGGCTATCTCACCCATCACCGGGTACGGGTTCACCGCCAAACCCAAGAGGGCCGCGAAGGCGCACACGCAGCCGGGAGCAAACTGGAGGGGACCAACGGCAAGGGAGTGTGAAGACAAACGTTGACCGGGGACTCGAACCACCATCTCCAGAGTATGAATCTGGCGCTCTACCAATTGAGCTAGGCCCTCAGGTTGGTGAGGGATGTAATCCTCACAGGCATCCGTTGATTTCCCCATGGGAGCGGGATACAGGAGTCGAACCTGCTTACCCCAGGTTATGGGCCTGGGTCCGATGGCCGACCGGCCACCCGCAGTTGGTCCTGACACCTGGAGTTGAACCAAGGATCTCGTGGTTATGGGCCACGCGTCGTACCGTTGGACCATGTCAGGAAGGAAAGCCGTGCACGTGCAACCCGGCAAGGAGTGGCCGAGTGGGTTGTCTTCACCTTGGATAGGAGATGTACACCCGACCTGGCATCCAGGTAGCACATGCACGACTCTCACGGAGAAAAGGAAGGCAGCGCACAGGCAGCTCGGCAAGAGATGGCAAGACGTTTTTCGCGCTCTACCACTGAGCTATACACCCGTAGTGGGTGCAGAGGGATTTGAACCCCCGACCTCGTCCTCCAAATGGATGTAGTCCTACCGGGCATCCGAGCGGCCAATGCGCTGTCTTCAGAGAGTACCTGTGGCGACGATCGGCAAGGAGTGGCCGAGTCAATCTAGGCACTGCACGAGGCAGTACCGTATATGGCCCCCTGTACGATTCCCAGTACGGCTGTACGGTTGCCGAAGCAAACGGTGCCTGAACTGGGGTGATCGTATTCGGTGCGCAGCCCACGTCGCCGTGGGATTCTGCTCGCTGTCTCTCCTCCGTTGGAGGTGGGAGTTAGCTACATTATGGCCGTCATTGTGATGTAGACCCGACGGCATCCGGTCGCCGCCATAGGTACTCTCCGAGGATGATCCAGTGGTGAGCTGGCAAGTTGGTCGTGAGACAATCTGTCCGCTGCTCTACCACTGAGCTACCCTCCCACCAACATGGGAGGAGGTGGGCTCGAACCACCGGCCTACGGTTTATGTGAGATGTAGTCCCACTGGCATCCAGCACACCGCTGGATCACCCTCGTACAACAGTATTCAGTTGTGA